GGCAGGGTTGCTGCTCTGCAGGGATCTCTCGCGAGACACCTCTTGTTGCAACCCTATAAAGGATTTTAACCCTTTCCCCCCACTTTAGTGTGTGGGGGCCCAACGGCGTTTAAGTGCGACTGCGCCGTGCAGTGCGAAACGAACAAGATGCTTGTCGTCCGAGACCTCTAGATCTGTTATGGATCTATAAGAATAGGAAACAGGAACTTGATCGGTCGTAGCTGGGTACAACATTTTATTGTTGCACCTCTCGATCTCGTCAAAGAGATCCTCCACGTTTTGGAGATGAGGATTCGGTGAGGTATCAAAATACCTTCCGTGACCCTTACTTTCCATTTTCATGAAGCACTTCGTTAACGCAGACCACCCCTCCAGCTCATCAGAGCGATAAACTGGCTTGGGACTCCAGGCTTTTACTTCAAAGCGCTGTAAATCTCGATTCCATCTTTCAACGGACTCGTACCCAAGAAAGGAGTATCGACCCAATACACCAGCGGTCTCTCGAACGTAGGGCAAAGGCCCTAAGATTCTCTCTATTCTTTCGAACATGAGAGCAGCTGTCCGCCAATAACCCTTTTTATAGAATAAATTGGCAGTAGCACACCAAGATACTAACTGGCTGTACTGTTGCTTGTTCTCAGGACACACTTGGCGAACATACGTAGGGGTTACCTCGTAGCCCGCAAATGCATCTAAACCACACGACTCTCTAAAGTTTCCACGATAGAAAGTCTTATTGGCATTCACCTTACAGTTATATCTCTGTAGGTGATCGAGAACAACATCCGCATTCGCGGCGGGGACTAAAATATCATCCCCGTACACGTTCACCTGACGAGAAACTTTAAAAACGTTCCTCTGGGTGAAGGAAAGATTATTTGCTTTCAGCAGAGACACTACACATATCGTGTAGAAATACATTGCCTCTACTGGAAAACAAAGAGCACTACCCATTGACGCAAATTTCCTTAAGGGACTTATAATCGTCCCATCAGGTAGTTGCGCTTTCGTCGAGCGACAAGATTCAATGGCCCCCCGAAGATCGGGGTTACCATCAAACATACTCAAAGCCAGGTCGAGTGGAACCCGATCACTAGCTTCAGACAGATCGATTGTTGCCAACCGACCGTCGCGTGACGATGCTAATGCAAGTCGCTGGTTTATAGACTGGTCACGGAAATTAATCCGTTTTGCAGTCAGCCAGTAAGACTCGATCTTATCATATAGATAGTCACGAATCCCTTGCTGCACATATTGCATGCAGACAGGTTCAACTGCAATAACACGGGGAGATTTCAAGGTCTTAGGAACGGTGATCACCCTTACGGGTTGTTCATCGTTCTCTGGAATGATCGTTACAATTTCGAGTTCCTCTGATTCCAATGGAATTCCCAACGGATATCCATTGTCAACCAGAGGGAAGTAAGACTCGAGACGATCATGCCAGCGCCGCCAAACATACTTTCCGTTTCCAGAAATTCTGTCTGCCGTAGCCCCGGGACCATGCTTGGGACGTACATGGCTAGGATTAAAATCCCTAACCATATTATCCCAGAGCAAACGAGAAACAGCCAAAAATTCGGCACGCGTCTCGTCCGGGACTGAAAACTCTTGAAGTTCGAGCTCAATACATTTGTAGCTGTCAATAGCGGACTGAACCCTTTCGGGGGTACAATCCATCTCCACTTTGCTGAATGTACGACATACTTGTCGTACAGATTCAACAATAGTAGAAAAATCACCGGCAGCCAATCCTTCAGTAGGCTTACGCCCATTGTGGGGTTCATGATGTATAACCTTTCCTGTCTTTCTGTCGAAAATATGACCGAGCATACCTTGTAAAAACGCAGGGATTGCTCCACAACTCTTAGGCTTATGAAAGCCACCGAATTGTGCTGGGTCTATAACCCCGTTCTCTAGGGCCTGTTCAAAGGCCTTGCAGAACATGGGTAGAGTGATAGTCAAAAAAGACACACCCTCATTTTCGACACGTGACTTAATTGTTTCTAAGTCACGTAAATCAAAGACATCAGCGGAGCACTTGGCCGCAGCGTCTCTATAGACACTTTCGGCCACCTCTAGAAAACCACTTGCGTTGCTTTTCAAAGTCCCTCCTTATATAAAGAGGTAGCTTTCAAGCCACGTCAGTCACCTTGCTGCACAGAGTGCAGCTTAGCCACACCCCACGCTTAAAAACTGTTGGTTATCGTAATTTCCGCAATTGCTCGCGGAATACTATTCGAGCTATGCCATAAAAGACAAGCCCTTGTAGTAGATCGTTTCCGATCTCGACGATAATATGAACGACGAGTTTGACGATGGATTCCTCCATTATCACGACTCCTCGCCATATACTTTACCAACAAACGTGCTATCCATTGCCGTCTTAATAGCGGCAAATAGGTCGTTCACTTGTGTCGATGTAAACCCAGTTAAGGGTCGATCAAACACAATTTGAACTGACATATCCTCCCAGGCGTTGACGGAAGTCAACGGATCCGGGACGATAGCATGCTCATCCACGCGTACGAGTGATCGTATGCGGTTCTTGCTCTCTTGATGAGAAATCGTAAGAGTAAGAAACTTGTCATTCGTCTGATACACAGACCGTAAGGCCTGTGTAGAGATTCGTGCAAGGGATTTTGCAACACCTGCGATGGTGAGACTAATTGGGTCGGTAAAAGCCATGGTTGATTTTCCTCGAGTAATTGGGGAATTAACCTAGCGCCGATCCGTTCCTTTCCCAAGAGAACAAATTGGACAAGGACGCTAGAGGAAGACCTACAGTGATTTGCATCACTAAACACGACCCCTCTCGGGGCCGTGCCGTGTAATGCCAAGAGCACCTAAGATCGCTAATCTCTCTGGGGACAAAGAATCCCAAGAGACGCGAAAACCGTAAGGACTATCTGCAGACACCCGCTGCTTGGAGGTATATGACCTCACAAAAGTCAGCACTTTGAGCCCAGCAGCAAACGGGAGCTTAACCGTAAAGGTACGCTCCACGCGCTTATGGGCGGTGATGTAGAAATAGGCCGCGGCTACCTGATCTTCTAGGCTATCAGACATCCTCTGGATATATGATCCAATGTTTGTCACCCAGTCGACCAGCCACGTCCAAGGAGTTGCTTGCCAAATATGATATGGATTTACTTCGAGGCCGTATATTTTTACGTACCTCATTACCTGGTTCCAGGCGGACGTATAGTCCGGCAAAGTCACATCAAACTCGGGACGGTAAAATCTAAATTTGCCACTAGCATGAATCGACAACGAAGTTTTCTCCGTAATCGACCATGACGGTGGTGAGACAAAGAACGAACTTGGAAAACCCACAGGAAAACAAGGGACCGAGTAACTAATAGAGTTAAACGGTTCAGTGTGCTCCAGGATCACCTCGTCCGACACGTCCTTAGTCACTCCGACAGATTTCCGAACCCACTTACCGTTCTCATCATTAATTTTCTTGATGATTTCGGAAGCGTCGAGATAGGTCGTATAAAACGACTTTAAATCTCCAAGGAACGGAGCCCAACCAAATTCATGGTTGATGAAGTGTTCAGCCAAATCCTTCGCTTCCATCTTACGAGACGAAAGTGAAGTACCACGTGTTACACCATCCTTTAACAATGTAGTAGACTGCCAGCTAAGCCCTAAAGCTTTCGCGGACGTCTGCAACATTGGGACAGTATCTCCGATCTCTCGGAGGAACACGTATAAGCTGGCCATCTCCAACTTAGGCTTGGCCATTCGCCAAGCTCTGTCGAAGTATGCCGCAACGTCTGGCAACAAAGCATTCGACTGACTAGTAAAGGCACCGGGCGTAGCAGCCCAGCCACCACCCCACCAGCCATTTTCGGGAGGCATAAAGCCACCCTCATAGCGATGGGTACCGTCAATCGAATAATAAGTACCAGCTCCCGAGACTCCCATTATAGGAAGTCCGGATTCGATTCTAATGCTCAGGAAAGGTCCACCTGTATTGTAGAACGGCCGATCACCCTTTTGGGTAAATTCAGTCGTCCTACGTCGAGAACGAGGGTGTAATTCATCCCACGTTCTTAACCAGGAAACAACGGACACATCCGGAACATATGATTGGGCAGAGTAGGGGTTTCCCCACCCGTACGAGGGAACGCCGTTATGAAAAACGGTCGTTTTATCCCTGAACGCTCCTAAA